AGCTCAGAATCACATACGTCATAACTTGGCCGTAGTGCGGAGAGGTGGCAGAGTGGTCGAATGCACCGGTCTTGAAAACCGGAGTCTCGGCAACGGGACCGTGGGTTCGAATCCCACCCTCTCCGCCATAATCTCATCGCGAATCAATGAGATCGGCCTCCCGGGGCCAGAAAATCCCCAGCTTCCGCGCCCTTTTGCCGATGGCGACCGAACCTCAGAGACTGCCGAAACCGCCGAAATCGGTCTCTGATCGGCTTTCGTCTCTTTCCACCTAAACTTCATCATCACCTGGTATGGGCTGTAAAGTCACGCAATTCTGGGGTTTTGCAATTTCATGCATCTTGAGGGATTCAGTCTGACTTCGGCTGGGCGTCATTACACTGAGAACGCACGGTATGGCCATTTACGCCCCATGTATGCTCAGATGAACCAGAATGACTTGTGACACGGTTGTTCTCATCATGGTTCGAGAACCAAGCACGGAACCCTAGAAGCAATCATGTCGATTACGCGAGACAACCACTACGTCCCCATATGGTACCAGCGCGGGTTTCTCGAGCCAGGCGCTGGTCAGCTTGCCTATCGTGACCTTCGGCCTGAGCAGCACGCTCTGCCCGACGGTTCTACGCGTCCAGGTCGATCGCGCTTCAAATCCTCTCCCAAGCAATGCTTCGTCCAGCGTGATCTATACACGACCTTCTTTGGCACATTGATCAACGATGAGATCGAGAAGCGTCTGTTCGGGGCCATCGACACTGACGGCGCCCCCGCGATCAGGGCATTCATCGGTGAGGACGTCAGCGCTTGGCACCATCATTTTCAAACGCTGTTCCAATTCATTGACATCCAGAAGCTGAGGACGCCCAAAGGGCTAGACTGGCTCCGGACCCGATACCCTCGGCTATCGCAGAACGAGCTCATGATCGAGATGCAGGGCATACAGGCGATGCACTGTACTATCTGGAGCGAGAGCGTCCGTGAGGTAGTGTCGGCGGCAGACTCAGATGTGAAGTTCATCATCAGCGACCACCCAGTCACGGTTTATAACCATGCCTTGCCGCCTGAAGCTGAGGGTTGCCGCTATCCGCTTGATCCATCGATCACGCTGAAGGCTTCGCAAACAATTTTTCCGCTCGATCGCGACCACTGCCTGATCCTCACCAATCTGGAATACGCTCAGGACCACGAGGCGCAACCGCTTGAAAAGCGCACGTTCCCGCGCAACTTCCGAACATCAATGGTGCGGACGGACGCATTTGCGAGGCTACGTCGGCTCGACGCCGGTGAGGTCCGCCGGATCAACCGCATCATCAAGGCTCGTGCCCGTCGTTATATCGCCGCGGGCCGTGACGAGTGGCTAGATCCCGAAATTGAAGACCATACCTCTTGGTCCGAATTACGGGGCGTCCTTGTCCCGCCTGAGCGCGCACTATTCGGCTTTGGTGGCGAAATGTATGCCAAGTTCCAAGATGGCAGCGTCCACTATCAGGACTCCTTCGGCCGAACCGAAAAGGAGAACGATTTCCTTAAGAAGGAGGTCAGTGAAGCGGATCTTCGCCCGGGCGACGCGTGCGGATGTGGCTCTGGCCAGAGCTTCAAGTCTTGCTGCCGCCCCTTGCCGGCAAAGCTGCGCCCTTCCTGGTCCGAACGCGGCATCCGTGAGCGGAACATGTCGCTCTTCCGTGGTGTCACGAACATTCTGGGGCTCGATCAAGGCCGTGATTGGCTCGACATCCGAAAGGGCATTACCGAAGAACAGATCCGTGACGTGCATGTGCTCTACCGTGCGCTTTGGCCGATCGAGACAGACATTTTGCAGTTGCTGCCAAAACCTGATGGGCGACCGCGCGCTGTTTATACAGGCTCGCTGCACCCGATGGCGATTATGGAATTCGCGCTCGGCTCAGCGCTCTATTTCGGCGAGCTAATAATTGAACATCCCTTCGTTCACGCCGCCAACTTGCGTCCGGAAATGAGCCCGATCGACAATCCGCAGTCGTATCATCAGGACTTCATCAAGACCGTATTCTTGTTCCTAACCCTCATGCCACTGGTCGAAACCGGCTATGTCAACCTGATCCCCGATCCAACGGCATTCGACCTCCACCTGCACGGACAAATGCTTCAGATGGCTCGCAGACGGTCTGCGACGATGAACCTTTCGATGGATGCCGACCCACGAATTAAGCGTCTCCTTGAAGAGGATATGCGCCGAAGCCTTATGTCGATGCCCCCTGAAGGTCTGCGAGCTCAGCTGCGCAAATCGTCGCCGGATCTGGATGACGCAGGCATCGAAGAGGCAATTCAAGGCATCCGCCGTTTGCAGGAACTGGACCCTCTCGCGGCGGTCCAAGATGGGCTTCTGGGTAATGGGCGAGGCGGACAGTTGAGCCTTTCGCGCATGGCGCCCAACTTTGAGATGGCGCTCTATATTGCTCAGGCAACGGGCGCGGCCATTGTTACCGACTCTCCGCATCGCTGGCATGAGATGCAAATGGCCGTAGCTCGCCAGGGCGGTGACCGGCCCATGGGTATTCCGGCCTTCGCCAGGGCTCTCAGCGCGTCACCGGTCGGTTTCGTGAATGACCTTGAGGACTTTTTTGCAGTGGCAGGCACGGGAGCTTTCGAAGGCTACGGCCCCCTTATGCGCGACGCCTTCAATTACCTTGCTGAGCTGGACGGCCGTGGGCCCAAGCCGAACTGGGAAGCAGGGTTAGCGGCCCGCATGACGAGGCTACATGGGGCTTCACAGAAACACCTGAGAAAAATTGCCTCGTCATTTTCCTCTGGCCGGATCCACGGGCTGTTTCCCGTCGGAGGTATTCAGGACAACACGGTCAATCGATTGCTGCTCATGTCCAGCTCTGAGTACCATCTCCACAGCGTGCCGATGGCGTTCTTCATTGAACCCGCCGTTAAGTAAGCCGATCCAGCCGTCACACGTCATGAATCCCGGTGCATTCCTAATCCGCCGTTCAACCGTTCAGCCGATATTCCCATTGCGGTAGTAGCTAACTTACCCTTCTAGCGATCAATCAGATCCTTGAGCTCCTGCCACTTTGGGTAAGGTGCGAAGTCAAATTTTTTTAGCTCGGGATGAAGCGGGAAAATCTTAAATTTGGCTAACACCCGTAAAAGATAAAAATTTGGTATGAAGGCATACGCGAGCACCCTGCCGAAAATTCGGTCGTTCTCCGCCACGATGCTTTGAATGATGTTGAGATCTTGATCTTCAACCACCATCCACCCTCCTGTGTCATCCTCTCGGTAAAGGGGGTTAAGCGAATGGGATGATGGATGAGAAATTTCGCTTAGCCTTGAATACAGGGCATAGAGGCCTGCGAGGTCGGACGCCTCAAGCGTCTTTACATATTGCCATGTCGGTTTTGCCTCATGTGCTTCTGGAAGTGCGGCTCTCTCCGGTTTTGTTAGCTTGCGTCCTTGAAAAAAATGGACAATTTTTTCCTCAAACGCCTCAACGTTATAAAGGCCGTCGCCAGCGAACCCACCGAGGGCTGACAGAAAGCTGTTCTTGTTTTCGGCAATCGAGAAGGCGAGGTGGAACGTATCGAAATACGAGTCTGCCACCGACTCGATAAGTGCACGCATATTGTTGGCCCATGCCAACAGGTTTTGGGCCTCATATTCTCGCCAACAAGCGTCGATCCATCGGCCATTGCGGATCATTCCTAAGATCGCCGACATATGGCAGTTATACAAAAGTTCCCGCACGACATGCTCGTTGATGTCCTCTGGGCAGAGGACCTTATCCCGAACGAGACTTATGAAGTGATCGTTATCGATGAAATGATAACGCATCGGCAGGGAGCGGTTCACCACTGCGGAAGCTATAGGGCCGAAAAGTGCGGCATATCCGCCGAATAGTGGCTTTGACGACGAAAAATCCCGCATGATGCCCCAACCCTTCAACCGTTCAACCCAAACACCGCGTTTTCCTGCTCGAGCCAAGGCAAATCGACAGCCAAACCCAAATCCTTCACCGACACCGCTGGCGCCCTTCGCTCGATAAGCAGCCGTTCCAGCACTGCGGGCGCCAGATAGGCTAGCTTCAGCACACGACCGACGTAAACAGGCGTCACATCCTCGGCGGTCGCAATGTCCTGAATGGTCGCCACCTGGCCGCTGTCGAGCTTGCGCCGCCAGCTCCACGCCTTGGCGATCGCCCGCAGGATGTGCGGATCCACACCCTTTTCGTCATACTCCGGGGCAACGTCCGCCGGCGGCATGATTTTCGGTCGGCCGTTCCGCTTCCGGATGGTCAGCGGGATGAACACGGTCAGGGTCGCGGGCGCACTGCTCATGCCGCCTTCTCCTTCGGGCGCGGGGCCAGCATGTCGCGGACGACCGAGCTCAGCCCGTCAGTGCGCATGTCAACGGTCAGCCCCTGCTGGCTGACAATGACCCGGTCGATCAGCAGGCGGGCGATGCGGGCCTGCTCGGCCGGGAACAGCGAGGCCCAGAGGCTATCGAAGTCCGACAGCGCGGAGACCACATCATTGTCATTCGACACGGAATCGCAGTCCTGCAGCACCACCGCGACCTTCGCCGCGATTTCCGGCGTGCGCACCAGCTTGCGGATCTGCTGGATGACAGCGCCCTCGACCACCCCGGCATTCAGGCGGACAAATGCCTCGCGGCCTTCACAAGCCCGGTTCCGGATCGCATCCATCGACGTGTAGTACCGGTAGAGCCGCTGCCCCTTGCGGGTGAACGTGGGCGTCATGGCGATGCCCCGGTCGGTGAAGATCAGGCCTTTGAGCAAGGCCGGCACCTGCGCCCGGGTGTTCGCCGCCCGCTGGCGCGGGCTTTCCTTGAGGATGGCATGGACTGCATCCCAAAGCGGCTGGTCGATGATGGCCTGATGCTCGCCGGGATAGCTGGTGCCCTTGTGGACGGCTTCGCCGAGGTAGAGCCGGTTGCGCAGGAGCTTGTAGAGGAACCCCTTGTCGATCGGCTTGCCGCGCTTGGTGAGGACACCCCTGGCGACCAGCTCGCGGGTCAGCAGGGTCGCCGATCCCAGCCTGACAAACCGCTCGAACACATTGCGGACCTGCTCGGCTTCGGTCTCGTTGATAACCAGCTTCCGGTCGACGACATCGTACCCCCACGGCACGAACCCGCCCATCCACATGCCCTTGGCGCGGCTGGCGGCGAACTTGTCGCGGATCCGTTCGCCGGTGACCTCGCGCTCGAACTGGGCGAACGACAGCAGGATATTCAGCGTCAGCCGGCCCATCGAGGTCGTTGTGTTGAACGCCTGCGTCACGGACACGAAGGTCACATTGTTGCGGTCGAAGGCCTCGACCAGCTTGGCAAAGTCCATCAACGAGCGCGACAGCCGGTCGATCTTGTAGACGACGATGACGTCGACGAGCCCGGCCTCCACGTCCTCCAGCAGGGCCTTGAGGCCGGGGCGTTCGAGCGATCCGCCGGAATAGCCGCCGTCGTCGTAGCGCTCGCGCATGCAGACCCAGCCTTCAGCCCGCTGGCTGGCGACATAGGCCTCGCAGGACTCGCGCTGGGCGTCGAGGCTGTTGAACTCCATGTCGAGCCCCTCTTCGGAGCTCTTGCGGGTGTAGATGGCGCAGCGCAGGCGACGCACCGGTGCAGTGACGTCCCTCATGCCGCGCTCCCCCGGGTCGGCCGCAGGCCGAAGAAGCGGTAGCCGTTCCACTGGGTGCCGGTGATCTTGCGGGCAATGGCCGACAGGGTCTTGTAGCGCCGGCCCTGCCAGTCGAAGCCGTCGCGCAGCACGGTGATGACGTGCTCGACGCCGTTCCATTCACGCACGAGGCGCGTGCCGATCACCGGGTTGCGCGGGTCGCTGATCACCGATTTCCTGACCTTCTTGCCCTCGACCTCATCGGCCAGGGCATCGAGCAACTGACGGGCCGGCTTCGACAGGCCGCCGAAGGTCAGCTCCTGGATCCGGTAGGCCAGGCGCTGCTCCAGGAACGGGCGGCTGTTGTTGGGCGCCTCGGTGCCGAACAGCTTTGTCCAGTCGGCCTTCAGTTCCCTGACCGACATTTCCTTGAGCGCTGCCAGCCTTGCAAGCACCTGCGCATTGTCATCGTCTCGCATCAATCGTCCTTTCGTATCCGGGCTTGTGCCCGGGGACGACTGACGCTCTTGGGCGTCGGGATAGCGAGTGAACTATCTCCGCCAGCGGCAGATAAAGGTCTGGACTGTTCGCGCATGCGCAGCACGCCGGCAGCGAGGATGCGCCCCAACTCGGAGAGCCGGGCATCGGCCGGCATCTGGTGGGGCAAGGCCGCATTCGGGCCAGAAACAGAGGTTTGCATAGAGGCTTCCGCATGAAGGACCGGGATCGCGGGACGCCGCCCATGCGGATCGTTCCCGTAATCAGTTCGGCGAAAGCTATTGTGGGATATATCCCTCGTCAACCGCGCGCGGGGTATCTGCTTCCCGCAAAATGCACGGGAGGTCAGCGGCGTCGCTGGTAGAGGTTCTGGTGCGAGCGCAGGACAATGCCGATGATGTTAATACCGTCATCGCCAAAGTGATCCTCATCCGGTCGGCCGATCACGATCGGCTCCTGGAACTCGGCGCGGGTCGATTCCGCGCGCAGGATGAAGTTGGTCCCGTCATGGTCGAGGCGCTTGCAGGTGAGTTCGTGCAGGTCATGCCGGTCGCGCTGGACGATAACGATGTCGCCCGGCTGGGGCTCGACCACGCCATAGGAGACCCGCAGGCATTCGAGGTCTGAGCCGGGCGGGATGATCTTATCCATGGAGTGGCCTTCCATCCGCAGGGCGAACCGCTCGCCGCCGGCGACGGGATTTGGTCCAACCTCAATGGAATAGCGGTCTTCCTCGGCCCAGTCGGTCTGTTCACGCCATACGCCGGCCGCAACCGCGCCCACTACCTCGAGGCGCTCGGCGCTGCCGGTCATGCCGACGCGCGGCATCAGGGTCGCGGTCGAAGGGATCAGCTGGGCGATGTCCATGCCGAGGGCTTTTGCCAGACCGAGGATTGTCTCGAGCTGGGGGTTGGAACTCTTGCCGCGGACGATATCGCGCACGAGATGCGGGCTCTTTCCCGCCGAGGCAGCGAGCGAGAGCGAGCGCGCATTCCACTTCGAGTCCGGGCCCGTGGCTTCTTCCAGGACGCGGCGCAGGTGCGCGACATCGAAAAGCGGTTTCTCTGTCATGGGGTGGGATTAGCACTGCGGGACATTTCCCGCAATATGCATTGCATCCACAGGATGCAGATTGAAATGCAGGATATGTCCCGTAATAATCGACGGCATGATACCGCACCCGATCCTCTCCGAAATCGACGCATTCCTCCGGATCCACAAGCTCAGCGAAAGCGCCTTTGGCCGGCTGTCGGTCAATGACTGGAAGCTGATTCGCCAGATCAAGGCGGGCCGCCGCCTCTGGCCGGACACCGAGGCGCGGATCCGCACTTTCATGGTCACCTACCAGCCGCGTCCGCGCCGGCGGAAGGGTGGCCAATGACCAGCGCCTTCGATCGCCACGGTATCGATCACCTGTCGGCCTCCTCGATAAACCTGTTCGTGGCGCAGCCCGCGATGTGGGCGATGCAGAAGCTGATGGGCCGCAAGTCCATGGTCGGACCTGCCGCCCACCGCGGCACAGCCATCGAGGCCGGCGTCGAGATGGGGCTGTTCGATCCCTCGGCCCCGGTCGAGGCCTGCCAGGACGCGGCTATTGCCCGGTTCAACCAGCTGACCGCGCTCTCAGCCGATCCCGCGGTCGCAAAGGAGCGTGCCAACATTGCCCCGGCGGTCGCCATCGCGCTCGCCGAACTGCGGCAATACGGCGTGCCCGAGGCGGCCGGCGAGACCCGGCAGCACCGGATCGAGGTCCGGCTTCCCGGTGTGCCGGTGCCGTTCATCGGCTGGCTCGACTTCTGGTTTCCCGAGCACGGCATCATCGTGGACCTGAAGACCCAGGCGCGGCTGTCCTCGAAGATTTCCGATCCCCATGCCCGGCAGGGCGCGATCTACCATGCTGCTCACGGCAATGCCGAGGTCCGCTTCGCCTACGTCACGCCCCAGAAGATGGGTGTCTACCGGCTCGAGGATCCGCGGACGCATCTCGATCGGGTCGTCAGCATTGCCCAGTCGATCGAGCGCTTCCTGTCGCTGTCGGACGACGGCACGATGCTGACCCGGTCGCTCTCGCCGGACCTCGACAGCTTTTACTGGAACGACCCCGCTGCCCGCCGGGCGGCTGAAGAGATCTGGGGTTCAGCCCCCGAAGGCGATGCCGCCTGCCTCAACGCGGCGCACTGAGCAAAGAGGAAACAGGATCATGGGTTTCATGACTGTCTCCCCCTCTGGTGGGGAGTTCAAGGTCTACGTCGGCTACAACGCCAAGGCCGGCCGCTGGTACACCAAGCGTGACGGCAAGGACGAGCCGATGTTCGAGGTTACTGACCTCACGGCCGTGTTCGACATGACCAGTCTCAAGACCGGCTGGTTCAAGTTCAACGCGAATGTGGCGCCGGAAAAGGTCATCGACCCTTCGTTCAGCGAATCCGCGCCGAACCCCGGCCAGGACTTCAAGCGCGGCTTCCAGCTCGACCTCTATTCCGAGAAGAACCTGTTGGGCCTGCGCGAGTTCACTTCGACCGCGAGCATCGTGATCGAGTCAATGAACAAACTGTATGATCTGTGGGTGGCGGCGCCCGAGACGGCGACTGGCCAGCTTCCGGTCGTGCGCTGTGTCGGCGTCATTCCGGTCAGCAACAGGCACAGCACCAATTACCAGCCGCAGTTCGAGATTATCGGCTGGACGGATCGGCCTGCCGCTCTTGGCGACGGCAGCCAGCAGGTGGCGGCTCCGGTAACGCAGGCTCCTGCGCCCGTGGCTGCTGCACCTGCTGCCCACATGCCGCCGCCGGTGGCACCGCCCCCGGCATCGGCCCCCGCACCGGCTGGGGCACCGCTGTTCTGATCGCGCGAAGGTCGGGCTGCTGCGGTGGCCCGGCATTGCCCGGTCCCTGATCCATTCCCGAGATGAAAGTGAGCATGGCCGCGATGGCGCGTCGCATCGAAACAGGCGGCATCGATATCGAGGCCATCAAGGACCAGTATCCGCTGGCCGAGACGGTCGGCCATCATGTTGTCCTGAAGCGCCGCGGCCACCAGCTCGTCGGCCTTTGCCCGTTCCATGCAGAGCGCACGCCGTCATTCACGGTCTACCCTCAAGACCAGCGGTACCACTGCTACGGCTGCGGGGCCCACGGCGACATCTTTGATTTTCTGCAGCACCAGTCCGGCCTTGATATCCGCGCTGCGGCCGAACACCTTACCGGCGGAACTTTCCCGGTCATGTCGGCCGATCGCGTTGCCGAGCTGAAGGACCGCCAGGCGCGCTTCGAGGCCGAGCAGGCTGCGCGGCGCGATGCGGCCATGCGGCAGGCGCGCGAACGCTGGATTGCTGCCGACCCTACCTATACCAGCCATCCCTATCTCGCTGCCAAGGGCATCGGGCCTAACGGCACGCGGCTCGATGGCGCGCACATTCTCGTCCCCCTTCATGGGGCGGACGGCAAGATCCAGTCGCTGCAGACGATCGACGCCGAAGGGCACAAGCTGTTCTGCTCTGACCTCCCGACCACAGGCGGGTTGTTTGTCATCGGTCCCAGGCTGTCCGACGCTATCGGCTCGGTCCTCGTCTGCGAAGGTTTCGCCACCGGTGCCACGATCCATGAAGCGACTGGCCGAACGGTAGTGGTGGCCTTCAATGCAGGCAATCTAGTGAAGGTCGCGGAGCGTCTCGCTACGACCTATCCCGGTACCTCCTGGATCGTTGCCGGCGACGATGACCGGGGCAAGGCTAAGAACGTCGGCCGCGAAGCTGCGACCGCCGCTGCTCGTATCCTGGGCTGCCCCGCGCTTTTTCCGACGTTCCCGGCCGCCAGCCTCGGCACCGACTTCAACGACATGGCGGCCACGTCCGGCCTCGAAGCTGTCAAAGCCATCTTCGAGGCGGACGCCGTAACCAGCCCAGACGTGTTCGAGACCCTCAGTCTCGACGAGATCGACACCATGCCGCCGCCCAGTTGGCGGATCGACGGACTGGTCCCTGCAAATGGCCTGGTCCTGCTCTATGGCCGGCCCGGCGAGCACAAGACCTTCATCGCCCTCGATATGGTGCTGCGGGTTGCCTACGGGCTCGACTGGCACGGCAAGCCCACCCGCAAGACCGGCGTCCTTTACATCGCCGGCGAAGGTAAATTCGGGATCGGCCAGCGCATCAAGGGCTGGCGCCGGGAGCATGGCCTGACAGGCGCGGATGCACCGTTCCGGTTGCTCCCCGTCGCGGTGCACATGCTCGACCCTGCCAGCATAGAAAAGCTGAAACGGACGATCGACCAGATCCGGGCAGCGGTGGATTTCGACATCGGTCTGGTCGTCATCGACACGGTGTCGCGGTCGATCCCCGGCGAGGACGAGAACAGCCAGGAAGCCATGTCGATGTTCATCGACGGCTGCGCTGCCATCCAGCAGCACTGCAACGGCACGGTGATCGGCATCCATCACGCCGGCAAGGATCTCGACCGCGGCATGCGCGGATCCACCGTGCTTCTCGGCGGGTGCGACACCTCGATCCGGGTCGCCAAGGACGCGGCCACCACGGTCCTGTCGGTCGAGAAACAGAAGGACGGCGAAGAGCTCGACGACCTGCATTTCACGATGAAGGTCGTCGACCTGACAACCGGGCTCGGGGCCGAACAGTCGACGCTGGTGCCGGTGCTGGGAACCGGGGCGACCCCGGTCGAGGAAAAGCGCCTCAGCTGGCACCAGATCCGCGAGATATTCCAGGCGATCGACGAGGCCTGGCGCGCTGGCTCTCCCTGGTCGGCATTCCCCCATGCCCGGCGCAAGGGCCGGTTCGCGGTCGACCTGATCTCCGACCAATACGGTGTTTCCAAGCGCGAGGCCGAGACATCGATCACCAAGTGGCAGCAGAACGGTTACCTCGTCACCGAGGCCGGAAAGTTCCACGGCAAGGCCACTGGGCTGAGGGTCGTGAAGTATCTGGAGCCCGACCGATGAGCTCCAGAAACACATTGTCGGAAGCCGTCGGAAGCACGGATTTGCGTCAGTCGGAAGCCTGTCGGAAGGCGGCAGAAGCCCTGTCGGAAGCCGTCGGAACGCGCAGTCGCTTCCCCCCCATACCCCCCAAGGGCTTCCGACAACGCCCGAGCGCGTCGTCAGCCTCAATTCTCAACAGTGAAAGGAGGGGCGCATGAAAGGCGCGCCACCGACCCGGCATGGCCAGATCAGCGACATGCAGGTCATCATCAACTGCGTCGACCAGCGCGGTCGTGAAATGGACGAACGCTGGGGCATCGGGCGTTTACCCATGCTGGTGCCGATCGAGTGGGCCGAACGGTTCCATGCCCAGCACAAGCTGTTCAACGCCGCGGTGTGGGAGTTCAACCTCAAGCTCGTCCGCCAGCACGGCGAGGCGATGCTGCGGGCCTACGACAAGCTCGACCAGCTGGCCCGCGAGGCGAAGGGCGAACCGCTGCCGGTCGACCAGTGGGAGTTTGAGACGCCGAACGGCCTCGTCATCCTCGTGCGTGACCTGCGCGATACCGGCCGGGCCCAGCGCCATGACCGCGAAGCCCAGGTCTGGGCGCTCGACGAGATCGCCAACGTCATCCGCTGCCACCCGATCCTCGCCGCCGCCAAGGACGCGTTTCCCGGCGCGCAGGTGGTCAGCGTCCGTCCCAGCCGCGCCACGCTCGAGCAGCTCGACGACGAGCTGTCGGACATCCCGTTCTGATGGAGGCGCCGGTGTCCTGAAACCCTTCACCCCAGACCAGACGACGGTGGTCCGTACCGCCAAGCACAAAACCACCGCCGTCCGCACCACGATCCATCCCCATTGGAGAATCATCATGGATATCCTGACTCTGCCTGCGCCAGTGCGCAGTGCAACCCCGCCAGCGGCAAGACCGGTCACGATCATACGCGGCGCCATGCTCGCCCTCGATCTCGGCACCAGCACAGGCTGGGCGCTGCAGACGGGTGACGACTTCATCTCGAGCGGCTGCATGTCGTTCAAGCACACGCGCTTCGATGGTGGCGGGATGCGGTTCCTGCGCTTCCGCCGCTGGCTCGAACAGCTCGACATCGATGCCGGGCCGATCGAGGCCATCCACTTCGAGGAAGTGCGCCGTCACATCGGCACCGACGCGGCCCATGTCTACGGTGGCCTGCTGGGCGTGCTGACCGCCTGGTGCGAGGAGCACCTGGTTGCCTACCAGGGCGTGCCCGTAGGCACGATCAAGCGGTTCATCGCTGGCAAGGGCAATGCCGACAAGGCGGCCGTGATCGACGCGGTGCGGTTGCGCGGCTTTGCCCCCGTCGATGACAACGAGGCCGACGCGATCGCCATCCTGCTCTGGGCCATCGAGACCCGCGGAGGCGTGCGATGACCAGCTGGTCCATTCTCGGCCATACCGCCAAGGTGCTGGAAGAGCGCCGGGACGATTATGGCGATCCGGCCGAACAGTTCCGGGCAATTGCCGATCGCTGGACGATCACGCTCGGGACACCGGTGACGCCGGCCCAGGTCGCGCTGTGCATGATCGACCTCAAGCTTACCCGGCTCACCTACGATCCGCGCCATGCCGACAGCGTCGTCGATGTCATCGGCTACGCCGCCCTCCTGCGGGAGATCGGCTGATGAACATGATCTCGAATATCTACGGCCATGCCCGGCAGCGTGACGGGGAAGAGCTGAAGCGCGATGGCTGGAAGGCTGGCATCCTCGCCGTTTCGGTCAGCGATCACCGCCTCAGCCAGTCGGAGCGAGAGGCGATCCGGGCAATTGGTGAACGGCTCTACGGAGGCGCCCATGGCACGCGGCCGTAAGCGCAAGACGGGCCGGCGCCACCCTTCCGGCAAGCTGGTCCAGCCCGGTGCTGCGGAGACCCAGCGCGAGGCCATGGCCACGGTGCTGGAAGCCCGGCAGCGCCACTACGGGGTGACGGCGCGACAAGCCCGGGATGAACGCCTGGGTACGGCGCTCGGGCGTCTGGCCTT